AGCTCAGAAGTACTTGATCGATCACAGCGGCCTGAATCAGGCTCACCTGCCGCTCGTGCTGGACTCGGGCGTGAAGGCGACGAAGGTTCTCAGCACGCCGGATGAGGCGCAGTACCTCCAGACGCTGGAGTACGCCCGTCAGGTGCTTGGCTCGTGGTTCGGTATTCCGCCGTCGAAGATGCCGAACGCTCTTCAGCGTCAACCGTCGGCGCCAGCTCACACGCGGCAGGAAGAGATCATCACCTTCCAGCAGGACACATTGTCGGGGTACACGGTGCCGTTGAACGAGGTTCACTCGGCATTGGTCCCGCAGAAGAACGTGTTCGCGTGCTTTGACGAGGGCGAGTTGGCTCAGCCGGACGCGCAGTTCCAGGCTCAGCTACTGCAGGCCGTCCGGATGACGCAGGCTGGCTCGATCAATGATGCGCGCGTGCGGATCATGGGTTGGGCTCCGGTTGAGGGCGGCGATGATGTGATCGCGCCGTTCGCGTCGAACGTCGCTCCGGGGCAGACGGGCAGCCAAGCACCTGCGCCGGATGGCAAGGCGCCGGCAGCGAAGTCGGATGATGAGCGTCAAGCATTTGCGTACTTGTGCCGCCGCGTGGCCGAGTACGAGTCAGCAGCATAAAACACCCTAGGAGGGTTCTAAGTGGAAGACCACACGCCGCCTAGCGGTGACGAGAAGCAGGTTCCTGAGCAGCGCAAGCAGCGCCACCGCGCCGTGCCGCTCACTCCCGAAGTTCGGATGTGGAACGGAAGCGTTGTCGAGGTTCGACAGGACAGCGAGTCGAACACGATCACGCTGACCGGCACCCCCATCGTGTACGACACCCCGTACACGGTCAACGACATGTTCGGCCAGTTCACCGAGCGCATGGCCCCGGGGGTCTGCACGGACGTTCTGACCCGCAACGCTGACGTCAGGTTCCTCGTCAATCATGCCGGCCTGCCGCTAGCGCGGACAGCGTCGGGGACGATGACGCTCCGCGACACGAACGCGGCGCTTGAGATGACGGTCACGCTGGATTCTCGGCAGAGCATCGCGAATGATCTGATGATCGCGATTCAGCGCGGCGATGTCGGTGAGATGTCCTGCGGATTCATCGTCGCCCGCGACGAGTGGAACGACGATTTCGACCAGCGGACGATCCATTCGTTTGGTGAGCTGCTGGACGTTTCTGCCGTGACCTTCCCCGCTTCGCCTACCACCTCCATTGAGATGGTGCAGAAGCGGATGGCCGAGCAGATGACTGAGGAGTCCCGCGCTCGCGTCCGCAAGCTCTACATCGACCTGCGTGCCGCCGACCTTCGCGCCGGCAAGATGCTTAGCGGGAAGAACCAGGAGCAGATCGCCGCAGCAACCAAGCTGCTTCACGGCGTGCTCACGAGCGGCGGATTCGACCCCGCTTCGCTGATTGAGAGCAACGGTGCCGGCGAGTCTGAGGCGAACGATGACGGTTCGGCTGGCGGCAACGGGACGGGTGACGAGGGCATGGCGATGGCCGATGGCTCCGGTCTGCGGCAGGAAGATCCCGGTGAAGGTATCCGCGAGGATGCGACCGTGGATGCTGCTGAGACTCGCGTCGAGCCGGAGGCTGACGCCGAGGTGGAAGAGCGCTCCGATGAAGCCGACGCAGAACCCGAGGTCGATGCGGAGAACGCGGCTCGGATTGAGCGTCTCCACGCGACCCTTATGCACAACAACCTTCGACGCTCCACAGTGAGCGTCAAGCGCGGCAGATAGCCGCAGCCTCGCAGTACCGCATTCGCGGGGTTGGGGATCTTCGGCCTTGCTAGCCGACTAGTACCGCCTGCGCATGGTCAGGGAGGCGTGGTGGTTACGACAACCATCACCACCAGGAGAAAGGAGTGGGGTTGAACCCACTTGAAAGTCTTCTCAAGAAGCACGCTGATGCTTCCGAGGAGCTACGAGGGATTCTCTACGACTCGGAAACCAACGAGAAGCGTGAGTCCCTTACCGATGACGAGCTTGCTCGTGCCGAGACTCTCTCGGGCGAGGTTGACGAGTTCATGACTGAGATCGAGAAGGTTTCCGGAGAGCAGCGTAAGCAGGCCGTGCTTGCTGAGGCTCGCAATCATGTGACCAAGTCGGTTGCGGTTGACGCAAAGGTCGTGGACGAGCCCCGGGTGTACGGGATCGATGAGCGCGGCGTTGGCTCACCGAACTCCTACTACCGCGACAAGATCACGATCGCTCACACCGACCCGTACGACATTCGTCACCAGCTTGCGCGTGAGCGTCAGCTTCGGTGGTCCGATCAGGTCGAGCGTGAAGTTGCGAACGACAGCAAGTTCGGACGTGCCGCTGAGAAGCAGCTCCGTGAGCAGCTTCGTGAGGCTCCCGAGCAGGAGGGCCTGCGGGTCCTCGCGGAAGTCCGCGACCGCGGTCGTGTTGCCCGCGACATCAAGGACGGTACCGAGGCTCGTGCCTCGGTGTCGGCGATTGCGTCAGGCGGCGGTCCTACCGTTGCCGCGACGTCTGGTGCGTCATCGTTTGTGACGCCGATTTTCGCCGCTCCGTACGTGCCGTGGCGTGAGTACGGTCGGGCGTTCGCTGACGCCTGCTTCCACGCTCAGCTTCCCGATAGCGGACTCGCTATCTACAAGCCGAACGTGACCGGTCCTGCTGGCGTTGCTCAGCAGACGGAAGCGAACATCCTGTCCAGTGGTGTGACCGAGGTCGATCCGACCGTTGGCTACATCGTGGCTACCCTCGCGATTTTCGCTGGTGAGGTCACGCTGTCACAGGTTGTTATCGACCGCACGTCGCCGGACTATCGGTTCGATCTCATGTGCGAGGATCAGCTTCGCCGTGACTACGATCCGAAGTTCGACGTGTATGTCCTGACTCAGGCGCTGGCCAACGCCACGTCGCAGTCATGGGCTGGTGGTACGAGCAACGTGTTCGAGCTCGCTCCCGCTTCCGGCTCGCTGCCGGGTGCTGGTGGGTTCTACGGTCAGATCGGTAAGGCGAAGGCCGCCATGCGCAAGCTGGCCGGCACGGTGCTGAACCCGAACTGCCTGTTCCTTGACCCGGCCCGCTACGAGTACATCGCAGCGTGGGCGGATCTTCAGGGTCGTCCGATCCTGGTCCCCGACCAGAACGGTCCGATGAACGCGATGGGCAACACCGGCGACGGTGATGCTGGCATTGAGGGTTACACCGGCACGCGTCTGAACGGCCTGCCTGTGTACACGGATGCGAACCTCCCGACTACGGGCGGTACGCTTGCTCGTGACCAGGCGGTTGTTGGTGCGCTGAATGAGGTCGAGGTCTATGAGGGTTCCCCGGTCAACCGGGTGCTGCCCCAGACGTACGGTGCCAATATGGCAACGATTTTGCAACGCTATAGCTACGCTACGGTGCTTGTGAATTACAACGCTGCCGTGACGTCGATCAATGGTGCCGCCTTCGGGGCTATCACCTACGTCGGCTAGCAGTTCTTTGTGCGCAGAATGGTTGCAGGCGGGGTTCGATTCCCCGCCCTGCGCTTTGCAACTTGTCCGCTTCGTCCCGACAGAACGGGATGGTGACTACGCCTATCACGCAGCCTTGGCGGCTGCTTGGGAGACGGGCGAGACGGTCGTGAACATCGAGTGGGACATGCAGGTCAACGCTGACCTGCTCATGGACCTTCTCTCATGTCCGCAACCATTATGCAGCCACGCATACCGCATGTACCTACCACGCGAATATTGGGCGCACGGCCGAGTCGTGAACGCCACGACGCTGACGATCGACTGGTGTGAGCGGGGCGACTTGTTCGCTGAGTATTCGGGCATCGGGTTCTGCAAGATCGCTCCGGAGGCTCGTAGCGGACCGCTTGTGCGTCGTCCGTGGCCGGAGTTGGAGCAGGCCGTGAACGCTTCCGTGCGTGGACTTTGGCATTTGCACTGGCCGGCCATCGGCCACGACCACAAGGAGGCGCGCTGACAACCGAGGACGAACCGGACATCGTTGGCTTGGCACGCAAAGTATGCGACGCCCACGAGGAGTGGGCTGACCAGGCGAACGTCCCGATGAAGATGAAAGCGCAGTCGGTGATGGGGGAGGCTGCTCACGCTCTCCGTCACGCTTTGAACCGGGAGCGGCGAGAGGGCGCAGCCCGCGTGATTGTGCGGGACGCTCGAGCGACACTCGCGGAGCACGGGTTGCCAGAGAGTGATGTTGCTGACTTGTTGGACATGGCTAAGCGTCTAACGCTAGGAGAGTAGCCTTGAGTATCGCGATCTTGTGTCCGTCTCGTGGACGGCCTGAACGGTTCCGGGAGATGGTCGAAGCTGCCACAGCAGGGGCGAACGAGGAGTTCGTTGTCTACTGCGGCCTTGATCTTGACGATGAGACTCGGCTGGACTATCCGGATCATGCGGCGGTGGAGTATTTCCATTCGCCGCGGATGCGGTTGGCGGAGTGGACGAACCGCCTGGCGAGGATGGCGATGATGGACGGCCATGACATTCTTGGGTTTCTCGGGGATGATCACCGTCCGCGCACGTATGGGTGGGATCTGCTGGTCGGTCACGCGATGATGGAGTTGGGTTCCGGTCTCGTGTATGGGGATGATGGGTTGCAGGGGGAGAGGCTTCCGACCGCGCCGTTCTGGTCTTCGGACATCATCCAGGCGTTGGGCTGGTTTTACCCGCCCGTGTTGATGCACTTGTACGCGGATGATTATTGGTTGCGGTTGGCGAATGATCTTGGCCGGCGGTCCTATGTGGATGCGTTGTTCATCGAGCATGAGCATCATTCCAACGGGCTGGCTCCGAAGGATGAGTCTTACGAGGAGTCGGAACGGTTCTACGACCGTGACCGGGAGGCGTTTGAGAAGTTCTTGCTGACCGATCATGCGGATTGTCTCGCGCGTGTCCGGGCTGTGCTGTAGTGGAGTGGCGTGAGAGCGCACAGGAGCTTTCGTGAGGGCGCTCGTTACTGGCTCCGAGGGTTTCAT